TTAAAGGCTTACTATACTCACCAGAAGTATTAGGGGGTATTGGTTTATTAACTGCTGGGCTATCAGGTCAAAATCCTGGTGCAGCACTTCCAATGCTTACACAAGGCATGAAAACAGCTGCGATGTTTAAAGCTATGGAGGAAGAAGAAGAAAAAAGAAATTTTAGAAAACAATTTGCTAGTCAAGTTCCAGAAGAAGATAAAGCTTTATTTAAAGCATTTCCATTAGAATACATAAAAAATAAAAAGTTTCAAAAACCACAAAAACCTAATTTAGTAACTTTAAAATCACCTGATGGTAAAGATATAAGAAGTTTAAATTTATCTAACCCTAATGATCAAACTACTTTAGAGCAATTATTAAAACAAAACTACACAGAGTTTAAACAAAATGTAACATCAACAGATGTTAGTGGTTTAAGTAAAGGTACTAAAACAAAAGTTGAAAAAGAACTGCAAGGTGCAGATAAACTTTTAGGTCAGTTACAGGCTACTCAAGCCATGTTTAAAGATGAGTTTTTAACTGTTGGTGGTAAAATTAGGTATCAAAAACTTTTATTACTTGATAAAGCTAATATACCATTAAATCAAGATGATGCTGCATATTTAAGAAGCTACAGTACATGGGATCAAAATAACCTACAATACTTTAACCAATACAGAAAAGAAATTACTGGTGTTGCTGCTGGTGAAAAAGAAATTGCATGGTTAGAAGCATCTATACCTAGTTCTAAAGATACACAAACTACCTACAGAGCTAAGATGAAAAATCAAATTAGAATACAAACAGAGCTATTAGAAAAAGCTAAAGCATTTAAGGAGTCAGGTGGTACAGTTTATAAAATAAATGATAAAGGTGAAAAAGTTTATTCTGAGGGTTTTGGTAAATATCTAAAAAATAAAATAAAACCAAGTGGTGAATACTTAAATGAATTATTTATTTCTTATAAGGTTGATTATAATTACAAACCAGAACAAGCAATAGAATTGATGAACATACAATTCCCTAATCAAAACTGGGAAGAAATTTTAGAAAAATATATAGCTGGTCAAACTGGGGGTGCTTTATAATGTCAAATTTTTTAAGTAATTATTACAAAACTATTGACGTTGAAAAAGAAGTAGAAAAACTTTTACCAACAGATGATAAAACTATAGATACAGAAAAAGTAGAAAACCAAGATATATCTATTATTGAGCAATCTTTAGATCCGCTTTTAGCTGCATCAAACAAGTTTGTTGGTAACGCTGTGCAAATATTAGATTTACCCTTTATGCTTTTAGATGCTGTTGATGCTGGTAAAGATTTTGTTTTTAAAAAAATGGCAACTGCATCTGGAATGTCAGAAGCCGATCAAAACGAAATTATTGAAAAAAGTAAATTACCAGTAGATGTAACTGAGTTTAGACCAGGTAAATATATTAATGATAATTTTTTAGGTGATGCTGCTAACTATGAGGCTAAAACAACAGTTGGTCAGTTTGCTGGTACAGCTGGTGAATATATGCCTTATGGATTACTTGCTAAAACCCCAAGAGCAAAAACAGTATTAATGGGAACTGGTGCAGTAAGTGGTTTAATAGATGAAACTGCTACACAAACTTTACAAAGTGAGGGTATGGGTACTGGTGTTGGTGTTGGTACTAATGTTATATTAGATGTGCTTGCTTTAAGAAAAGGTAACTTAGCTGGCATGATAGAAAATGTAATACCTGATGCGGCAACAGTTAAAAAAGCAAAACAAATACAAAAAGACGCAAGAAAATATGGTCTTGATATTACTACTGGTGAGGCAACAGAGTCTGGATCTATATTAAAGCTAGAGGGTTCTACTAATGCAAACATTATAGGTAATAAAGTATTAGATGCTCATTGGAAAAACAGACCACAACAATTAAAAAATTATATAACTAATTGGGGTAAAGCTAATGGTTTATTGCCTGACTCAGGTTTAATAACAAGTAGTAGTATTAACGAACAAGTTAAAAAAGTTGCATTACAATTAGATCAACAAAGATCAAAAATGTGGCTTAAATCTGGTGGTGAAAAATTTAATAAAAGCTTCTTTGACTCACAATCAGTAGATAATATTAAAATTGAATTGTTAAAAGTTGCTGAAAATGCACCTGAGGAAATTGCTAAATATTTAACAAGACAAGCTAATGCTATAAGTAAATCTAATGGCAGTGGTGCAAAAATAAATAAAATTTATCAAGATTTAAGAGATGGTGGTATTCAATCAGCTAAAGGTGAAAACTTTACTGCTGCTAAAAGTTTTGAAGAAGCTAAAGATGTTTTAAAAGGATTATTAGTTACTAACAAAGATTGGGTTAAAGCTAATAACAAATACAAAGTATTTTCTGAAACTTTTGAAAAACCTTTAAGCAAAGGATCTGTAACAGAATTATTTAATGATCTAAAAAAAGGTAAGTGGATTGAAAGTTCTAAGACAAATGCAAATATTTATAAATACATCACATCACCTAACGTAAGACCAACAGATATTCAAAAGTTAGCTACAGCAGTAAATAAAAGTGGTGTTGAAAATGCTTGGGAAAATATAGCAAGTGATTTCTTTAATAATGCTTTTAACAAAGCTGCTATAGATAACATGAACAGAGGTCTAAACACTGGTAATAATTTCTATAATGCAATTTTAAAAACTCCAAGAAACAAAGAAAACTTTACTGAGGTTATGTATCAGTTAGCTTTGACAACAAATAAAAATGTTAAAAAATCTGATGTTCAAAAAGCAGTAACTTCTTTTGCTAATGTTTTAAAAGCTAGTGGAGCTGGTGGTAAAGTAGGTTCTACAACTGCTACAAACATAGGTGCTAAAGAACAATTAAGTAAAACACCATTTGATGTAATAGAGGGTTTTGCATTAACTGGTATTAAAAAATGGTTTGGCGAAAGAGCATATAGTAAATCATCACAAGAAATTGCAGAAGCTCTTGTTAGTAAAGATGGTATTAATGCTTTTATAGATTTAGCTCAAAATTGGAAAAACAAAAACAAAGCTGTAACTTTTATAAGAGCTTTAACTATTGGAACTGATGAGTTAGAATAATGCCGACACAATCACAAAAAAACACAGAGCAAATTATAAAGTTACAAGGTGAGATCAAACTAATTCACAACAAAATATCAGTAATTAAGGATAATCATTTAGCTCACTTAGACGTTAAAGTGGACAATGTTTATAAACTTCTATGGGCAGTAGGATTAGTAAGCCTAAGTTCCTTGATAAGCCTAATAGTAAATCTACTAAGCTAACAACAAATATCAAAGGCACAATTGGTGAGTATCAAGAAATAGTTAATTTAACTAAACAAGGTTATTGGGTGGCCAAAGCTTGTGATCCACAGTGTCCATTTGATTTAATTACAGTTTCACCTGATGGCAAAGTTCAATTGCTAGATATAAAAACGAATACTTATCGCAAGAACGTAAAATCATACCGCAGAAAAATTTGGCGTACACCTACTGCTAAACAAAAAAAATTAGGTATTAAAATTGTTATGGTAGATCATGGTAATGAATTATGAAAAATTTAAAGCTATCTTCTGAAACAGGAATCAATCTTCCAGCAAAAAATTTAATAGCTATTGTAGCTGGTGCAATTTTAGCAACAATAAGTTTTTTTGAACTTGAAAATCGTATTGGTAGTTTAGAAACTAGCAGAGAATTATTTCAAGCTGATCTACTTAAAAAGTCAGAACAGCTACCCACAGACCAGGAACAATTCATGCTTCTGGAACATATAGCTTCTCAGGTTGAGTCTATACAAAAAGAAATGGAACTCATGAGAAACAATAATGTAAATATTAAATACGCTATGAGTGATATAGAAAAAATAAAAGAACAACTTGAGATCATCAAAGATAAAGTTAGAGCTAATGGTAGTCATTAATGGAACAAGTTGTTATAGCTTTACTTTTATTGGTTAATAATCAAATTACAGAGGCAAGGTTGCAACCTGATTTAAGTTCATGTCTTAAAGGCAAACGCCAGGCTAGCAGAAATACATCAAGCAGTGTTGAGTATAGATGTATAAAAACAAAAGCAGAGCTAGAAAAAAACATTGATGGCTCTTATTCAATTAAAAAACTTATTTTAGAATAAAATGTTAGATAAAATTATTTATAAATTATTTGGTTATTTAGATTCTTTTACAAATCACTTAGATAAAATATTTTTTCCAAAACCAAAGAGAAAAAAAAAGAAATGTAAGAATTGTAATTGCAATTGTCATTGCAAAGACGATTTACACATAAATAAATTTGACCAGGAACTTTGTAACTGTGAGGGTTGTAAATGCTAGGAGAAGATTATGACAGTTATAGAAAAAATTCTTTTAGCAATAGAGTGCTTTTGCCGAAAAATCTATTCTAAGGTTTGGTACTACCGAATTGTATTCACAACAAATCTAACAAGGAAAACTAATGTACGAAGAAGTAAAAGAAGAAATTAAGCTTTGTGAGGGTTATGTAAATAAGATTTACCAATGCTCAGAGGGTTTTGATACTATTTTTTATGGACACAAAATAACACCTGATGATGATTATGAACATGGTATTGAATACACTAAACAAGAGGGTGAGCTTGTATTTGAAAGAGATTTCCAAAGAACAGTAGAAGCTGCTGAAAGACTTATTGGTGATAGACAAATTAATAATACAGCTAAAGAAGTTATTATAAATATGGTCTACCAAATAGGTGAGGGTGGCGTATCTAAATTTAAGAATATGTGGAAAGCACTAGACACTAAAGATTATGGTGAAGCTAGTTTCCAAATGCTTGACAGTTTATGGGCAAAACAAACTCCAGCTAGAGCTGGTAAGCTTGCCGGTAAAATGAGAGCAGCAAAGGAGGCATAATGTGGTTGAACATAGCAGCTAAGTTAGTTCCAGGCATGATTAAAACTGGAATGAGTATTGCATCAAATAGAAGAAAAGCAAAAGAACTACAATCTGTTGCTGAAATGCGTCATGCAGAAAAAATGGCTAATGGTGAATTAGAATACAAAGCACAAGTATTAAAATCAAACGATCAAGGAATAAAAGATGACATAGTTTTACTTGTTGTCATACTTCCAATAGTGGTGCTAGCCTGGAGTATTTTCAGTGGAGATCCACAAGCTAAAGAAAAATTAGATTTGTTTTTTGAATATTTTAATAATTTTCCAGAATTCTATAAATGGTTAGTTCTTGGAATTTTTGGATCAATTTATGGCTTAAAGCCAGGTATGGATTTATTTAAAAAGAAATAATGTCTGACAACTTAGATTTGATTAACGAATATAAAGACCAAGTTCGTATTTTAAAGCAAGAAGTAGCTGAGCTACAGGATGCTGGCAAGTCAAAGGACTCTGCTAATAAAAGATGCTTACAAAAATTAGAACACTCACAACAAGACTTAGATCAAGCTAATAAAAAAATAACAGAGTTAGAAGATCAACTACATAAAATTAATAAGAAAGACAATGAATGAAATTTATCTTAGTGGTGATATTTTGCTCTGCCTTAGAACAAAATTGCTTACCACCACAAACAGTATCACAACACAACACCTGGTACGATTGTATGATGAGTGGCTATAACAAAGCACAGACTTATACAGAAGATGTAGGTATGCAAAAAACAAATGAATATAAGTTGTATGTACAGTTTCAATGCAAAACTGTTAAGGAGGTCTAATGGCAACTCCAGCATGGCAGCGTAAAGCTGGCAAATCTAAATCTGGTGGACTTAATGCTAAAGGTAGAGCTAGCTATAATAGAGCTACTGGTGGCAATCTAAAAGCACCAGTTACTACTAAACCAAGTAAGTTAAAAAAAGGTAGTAAGGCAGCTAACAGACGTAAATCATTTTGTGCAAGGATGTTAGGTATGAAGAAAAGACTTACTTCTGCCAAGACCGCTAGAGATCCTAATTCAAGAATTAATAAAGCTCTTAGAAAATGGAACTGCTAAGTGGCAAAAAAATTATGGAAGAAAACTAACATCTTAACTGATGTTGGTAAGTGTAGGTATTGCTCAGGCAATATTGTCAATACAGATTCATTTGTAAGTTTTTACCCAGAGGGTCATGCTCATTATCTTTGTATGAAGAAAGATGACCATAACAAACAATTAAATAAGGAAAAATAAACTATGGCAAAAAGAGGACTATACGCAAACATTCATGCAAAGCGTAAAAGAATTAAAGCTGGTAGCGGTGAAAGAATGAGAAAAGTAGGTGCTAAAGGAGCTCCAACTGCTGCTAATTTTAAGAAAGCTGCAAAGACAGCTAAAAAACCAACAAAGAAAAAGAGGTAAATAATGGCAGATTTTTTAAAAAAAAATTTTAAATCTATGAATATGTCAGAAGAAGATAAAGAAAAATTAAAAAAATTTAAAGGTTCTGTATCAGAGGGTGAAATGGATTTTATTAAATCTATTACTCCTAATGGATCTGCCTTAGATACAATAAGTAATTTAAAAAAATTATTAGAAGAAGATAAGTAATTACCGAATAGGAATACTTACTTATTTAGTAGGTATAGTTCTAGCTTTAGCTAGTGGGAAAGGGTGGGTACAGAATCAATTGGTATAGGTATAATTGGACTCCGAATTAATGATGTTATAGTATTGATTCTGAGGAAAGATAAAAACTAACAATTGTGAACTATACCAATAATATACCAAGTAGCAGATTTGCTAGTAATAATAAGATTAATTTAATTGTTATTAGTGATTACAAATCAATTGCTCTACCAACTGAGCTACAAGGGCATTGTGAAAAAGCTTATATATATAGCCGAATTGAATCGC